CGACTGAGGCTGCAAAACGATGTGGCTATTCAGAGAAGTCTGCTTACAATCAAGGTTATCGGTTGATGAAGGATGATGAAATCCAAAAAATGCTGGCAATTGAGTTAGAAGAGCTCAAAGAAAGGCACCTAGACGACCTAGATTCAATCGTAGAGGCCATGAAAGATGAAGCATTAGGTAAGGTACCAGGCCACACCGCAGGCTCCAGAGTCAAAGCATTAGAGCTGCTTGCGAGACACTTCGGTATGTTGGATGATCGCACCACCATCAATGTTAATCATCAGGATGAATGGTTCAGTGATCTTTCTTCTGAGCTCGGGCTTAAAGAAAAGAAAAAGAATCACCTTCAGTAGGTGACTCTTTTATTATGGCCACACACGCTCCTACCCTGGACACCCCAAAAACGCTGCAACCCCCGCCACATATGGCGCACAGGCGCACCCGGGGAGGTGCGGGCCACGACCCTACATACATATATATACCTATATACCCCTGAGGGGGGCTTGTTTTTTTAGTACCCATGCAATGGAAAAGTCAGATTACAAAAAAATTATAAATAAATTTAAGGAAAACCTTCCTTTTTACGCTAAGAGCTGCTTAAAGATCGTAGATAAACAAGGAAACCTGGTGCCATTACAGATGAATGACGCTCAAGTTTTGCTGGATGAGCAGATCAATAGGCAATTATCTCATCATAATCGGGTCAGAGTTCTCATCTTAAAAAGCAGACAAACAGGAATTTCCACATATTGTCAGGCCAGAGGGTTTTGGCAGACGGCAACGAAGCAAAATCAGAATGCCGTAGTGGTATCTCACTTAGCAGAATCCACAAAAGCGATCTTTAATATGGTCAGAATGTATTACGACAACCTCCCGCACCCGATTGTGCAGCCCGATTTAAAAGAATCAACCACATCTAGCCTGGCATTTGCACACGGTTCCAGGTGGAGAATCGCTACAGCTCGTACTGCCGAGGTCGGTAGGGGCTGGACCACAAACTATTTACACGGATCTGAGGTCGCTTTCTATCCAAACGCAGATATATTGCCTGGTCTTTTGCAAACGGTCCCGGATCAGGGCTCCGAAATATTATTAGAGTCTACCGCAAATGGGGCCGGTGGGTGGTTTTACGAAGCGTGCATGCGAGCAATTCGTGGCGAGGGTGAGTGGGAACTTTGTTTTATACCCTGGTCTATGATGCCGGAATACCGCAGGGATCCGGATCCATATTTTGAACGTACCCAGGAAGAAGACGACTTGGCAGAAATGTATAACTTAGACGATGCCCAATTAAATTTTCGTAGATTAAAAATACACGATTTAGGCAGCGAAGATTTATTCAGACAAGAATACCCGATTACCCCGCAGGAGGCGTTCCTCACGTCTGGCCGTTTATTTGTAGAACCCAAATTCATCGATCAGGCTGCCAAAGAATGCTACACCCCGATTTGGCGTGGCGATTTATATAATCAAAGATTAGAAGAACACAAAGCTGGACACCTGTGTATTTTTGAGCACCCACAACCCAGTTTAAGATATTGCATTGGAGTCGATGTGTCCGAAGGATTGGAGCACGGAGACTACAGCTGCATCCAGGTTTTGGACCATATGGGCAATCAAGTGGCCACATGGCACGGCCACATAGACCCTTTTGATTTTGCGGAAACCATCAGCCAAATAGCCCTTTATTACAATCGTGCCTGGGTGCTTGTTGAGAGGAATAATCACGGCCTTACAACCATTAGAAAAATGCAAGACATGGGTTATCCAAACATGTATGTTGAGCAAGCGGTGGACGATGCGTATGTAGACCGCCTCACAAGACGTGCAGGTTTTTTAACAACAACCAAGACAAAACCGTTAATTATTGATAACTTAGCACATCTAGTAAGACAAGGTGAGTCTGGCATTGCATGCCAAGATCTGATCTCTGAAATGAGGTCGTATGTAATGGATGCAAGAGGCATAACCAACGCCCAACAAGGCTGCTATGATGACCGCATTATGGCGTATGCAATTGCCCTGTTTGGCTTAAACTCAATGCCAAGGACCCATAGAAGAAAGTTTAAAAACGAAAGAAGAGTGTTCTATAATTGAATTTCGTATATTATAGGGAGACAACGAAATGGAAATGTTCGCAAATATAGTTGCTATGATCATGTTAGTCGTTACAGTATGTAGCGTCATTGCATGTGTTACGCCTACTCCAAAACGATCAGGATGGATGAAAAAACTTTATTCTGTTATTGATTGGGGTGCGCTTAACTGGTGGCACGCAAAAGAGAAGTAAATAAATGGCCGACTTAAAAAATACCCCAATAGATCCGGAGGGCATGTCCCTCGAAGAAATAGGAGATGAATCTTCAGTTGAAAGTTTGGGGCAGATATTAAGGGCCCGTTTTGAGGATTTTAGAAGATCCCGTGTCGATGTAGAAGACGACTGGGTAGAAGATCTCAGAGCATTCATGGGTCAATATGACTCTGAGACTCTATCTAAAATAAATGGAAAAGGTGATCGCAGCACAGTTTATGTGGGCTTGACCAGAACAAAAGTCCTGGCAGCTTTTTCTAGAATCACCGATTTATTATTCCAACCAGGACAATCATTCTTTTCAATAGAGCCTACTCCGATTGTTAAACAACCCATGCTCAAACGTGAACTCACCGAGCAAGCTGCTCTGGAAACCATGATGGCTGCAAACACCATTGATCCCATGCGCTACGATGACATTATACAAGAAAGAATGAGCGAGCTGGATGAAGAGGTAAAAGAAGAAGCCGGGAAAAGAGTCGAAGGGATGAAAGATGTAATTCATGACCAGGCATTGGAAAACAATTTAGAAAGCAAAATGAAAGACGCAATCATGGAGCAAGTTTTATTTGGTACCGGGGCCATGAAAGCGGGAACATTAAAGATTGATAAAAACCATCGATGGATTTCAAATCCTGAAGGCTTTAGTTTAGTTTACGAAGAAAGCCCAATGCCCGAGATGGAGGCCGTATCAATATTTGATTTATACCCAGATCCGTTTGCCACCTCAATTGAGGACATGAGGTCTATATTCAGAAGGCACATTATATCCAAAACACAATTATCTGACCTCAGGGATTTCCCGGGTTTCAATGAAGATATGATTGAGGAATGCATCATGATGATGCCAGAAGGAAACCACACTGAATCAAATCATGAAAGAGAGCGAAGAGAAATTGCAAACATCAATGACTCTACAATGGAAACAGGCAAGTATGAGGTTTTAGAGTTTTGGGGATCTGTTAACGGCTATGACCTGGAAGAGGCAGGCGTTGAGTTTTCAGAGTCAGACGACATGGCCATGGAGTACCAGGCAAATATATGGATGTTAAATGATAAGGTCATCAAGGCGCAGCTCAATCCACTGCCTGGCGGAATCATTCCTTATTTCATATTCCCGTATGAAAAGAACCCACACCAGTTTTGGGGTACTGGTATACCCAGGATGATGAGAGACTCGCAGGCAACAATGAATGCTGCAACCAGAATCTACCTGGATAACATTGCATTGTCGTCAGGTCCAATGGTTGAGGTCAACACCGATATCATGGCCAGCGGTGAAGATCCTACGGAACTTTATCCCTGGAGAGTGTTTTTACGAGAGGGCGGAGATGGGAACCAACCCATGGTTCGTTTTTATCAACCGCAATCAAATTCACCGGCCCTTGTTAACGTCATAGAGTTGTTTAGAAGATTTGCGGATGAAACAACCGCATTGCCTTCATATACACACGGACAGACCCAATCATCATTAAATAGAACAGCCACCGGTATATCTATATTAATGAGCAATGCCAACATTGTTTTAAAATCGGTTATTAAAAACATAGACGATTATTTAACCAAACCAATGATCAGGGCTTTATATGATTGGAATATGACCTGGAATCCAGACGAAGACATTAAGTCTGACATGAGAGTGGTTGCAAAAGGATCCACCGCACTTGTACAAAAAGAAGTTCAGTCGCAAAGGCTGCTACAGTTCTTGTCACTGGTAAGCAATCCAATGGATGCACCAATGGTTGACAGAGGACAATTACTAAAAGATATCGCAAAATCCATGGACATAGATCCAGATGATGTGATACGAACCCAGGAGGATATTGCCAATGAGCAAGCATTACAACAAGCTCTCGCTGGAATGCAGCAGGGCGGTCAAGGTTCTATCGTCAACGGCCCCGAAGGAATGGTCAGTGCTGATGCAAGAAATGGAACGGCTCCGCCAGATGGAGAGGGACCAGTTGGAAATAACGGAGGACTACCGCTTTAGTCAAGGACGTTGCGACATCCTAAAGTTTATTGTATCTTTAGAATCTATTGCCGTTAAGGTAATAGAGTCGTTAGATACCCGAAAGGATACATCTAACATTTATAATTAATTCGATACCCCTTTTTAGGGACCGAGGTAAAAAATGAATGAAGAAAATAAAACCAGAGGCGAGATAATCGCTGAAAAGTTAGAAAAAGAAGCTGACGAGATGTTAAAACAATATGAGGCTTCTCAGAAAGGACCTGAAGATGAGGCAGAGGAGATCGCAACTCCCGAGCAAGAATCCGAAGAAACCCCAGAAGAGAATGCGGAGATTGTCGAGACTTCACCCGAACAACCTCAGGACACTGAAGAGTCAAGTCAAGCTGAAGAGGTTGAAACCGTAGAGGAAGAATCTTTAGAGGAACCTGTACAACAGAGTAATGAATTGACTGCTGAGCAATGGCAAGAGCGTTATAAAAATGCGCAAGCAATGATGACGAAATCGACCCAGGGTAGAGCAGAAGATAAAAAAGCTTTTGATGATAAAGTAATTTCTCTCGAAAGCAGAATTAGGGAGCTTGAAGCAATGCCGAACACCCCAGCCGTCCAGGCTGAGATGAATGAGGTAGAGGTAGATCTCTCGGAGATAAAGAAAGATTATCCCGAGCTGGTTGATCCATTACAACAATATGTTGATACTTCAATGAGCAAAGTTCTGAGCAAACTACAGCAAGCTGAAGCCAAGCTTGAGCAAGTGACAAAGGCAGAATCAGATGCAAAACATTTTGGAGAGATCCGAAAAGCGCATCCCGATTATGAAGTTGTTGCTACAAGCGATGATTTTTCAGTCTGGTTGGAAAGACAAACCGGAATGTGGAGATCAGTCGCTGAGCATGGTGAACCAGCTGATGTCATTAGTCTGTTAAATAAATACAAGTCCGATATAGGTTTTGATGCTACGCCTGTTTCTAAGGAAGATTTGGTAGAGAAAGCAAAGCAATCCGCTGAGCCCAATCTGCCGAAAGCCCGGAAACAGAAATTGGGCAATAGCAAAAAGATTTGGACCGCATCCGAAATTGGCAGGCTGACCGATAAACAGTATCTGAAACATGAATCTGAGATCGACAGAGCTTATGCTGAAGGAAGGGTAAGGCTTAAATAAGATTGCTATTTAATTAATTAACTTTTAATTAAGGAGCACTAAAATGGCTTATTCATCTTCGAGTGGAAGTTTTAGCTTCGCAGCTGGTGAACAACATTTTATACCTGAGGTTTTCTCTAAAAAGTTACAAGCAAAGTTTTACGCATCAACCGTATTAGCTGACGTAACAACTAACGAGTACGAGGGAGAAATTTCAGGCCTTGGTAATAAGGTGAATATCAGGGCGGTGCCAGCAGTATCTGTTGCAGATTACACTGGTTCGCTTACATATTCAGACGTGACTTCAAGCACAATCGAATTAGATATCAACAAAGCTAAAAGCTATGCTTTTAAAGTTGACGATATCCTAAAACGACAAGCCGATATTGATTTCATGAATGCAGCTGCTGAAGATGCAGCTCAAAACATGAAAATCGCTATTGAGCAAGACGTGTTTGGAAATGTTGCAGCAGGATCATCTCTTTCAGATGTGAATAATGCAGGTGCAGCTACTACTGCTGCAAACATTCTTGGTCATATCTTGAATGCTGGTAAAATACTTGATCAAAACAATATTCCTGAAACCGACAGGTTCATGATCATTGATCCAGTAACTGCCAAAATTATCAAGGAGTCAGAGCTCAGACAAGCTTACTTGACTGGCGACAGTGTTACACCTTTAAGAAACGGCAAAATCGGAATGATTGATAGATTCAATATGTATGTATCAAACAACCTGACAGTCGCTTCTGGTGTGGCATCTGGTCTTTACGGTCATCCTAAAGCTATCGCTTATGCATCTCAAATGACTAACACTGAAACTGTTAGACTAGAGTCTGCTTTTGGTGATGGCGTTAGAGGCTTGACTGTATATGGCTATAAAGTTGTTGTTCCAACAGCAATTGGCGAAATTAAGTTAAACTCTTAATGTGTTGATTGGGGGCTGAAATGATAGGCCCCCAATTCTTTAATAAGCTAGATTAAATGCTTGTGTTTATGGTACCTTTGAACCACAAGGGACCTAATCAGGAAAAATAATGAAAAAAGACGAAATTGTAAAAATGGCCAAAGAAAAGTTCAATGTTGCCTTGAACCCTAAGGACAAACTATCAGTTCTTGAAGAAAAATTAAAAGCCATGGAAAGCAAAGAAGAAAAACCAGAACCAAAAAAAGAATCAGGCAAAAGAACACCGATTGCATCAAAGAGCGAGTTCGGAAAAGTTGTACCCTGGCATCCTATTCACAGAGAAGAGCATTGGACATTTATTTACGACAAAGCTTCTTTAACCAAGGAAGAGATTAAGTCTCTAGGATTGTAGCATGGCAACGGTTAAAGTAATCGACCTCATAGATAGGGCTGAACAGATTTTGCAAGACACAACGAATGTTCGTTGGGGTCAACAAGAGTTATTGGATCATTTAAACGATGCACAAAGAGAAATCGTTTTATTTAGACCAGATGCAAATCCGGTCAATGAGTCATTTACTCTTGCACAGTCATCTAAGCAAACATTGCCTTCGGCTGCTTTAAGGCTGATTGATGTTTATAAAAATGCTTCACCCAACACAGATCCAATCACAAATATAGAAAGAAAGGTTTTAGACGACCAGGTTTCAGATTGGCATGCATCAACCGGAACAACTGTTTCGCACTATGTGTACGATCCCCTGGATCCAAAAACATTTTATGTGTATCCAAGCCCATCGGGTGGCGGACACACAGCGATGATTGTTTATTCATCCTCTCCAACAAACATCAGTATTGCTAATTTTTCAACAACCACAACAACAATTACGCTAGACGATGTATATGCAAATGCAATACTTGACTATATGCTTTACAGAGCTTACTTGAAAGATACAGAATATGCTGGAGACATTAACCGAGCAAACAACCACTTGCAGTCTTTTCAACAATCACTAGGAATCAAGGCACAGGTTGAC